GAATTGATTAAGGATAGTTTATTAATGAGTGTAGATAAGGCTGTGAAATAATGTTTTATTCAGGTATAGTAGAAAATCGTTCTGATCCATTACAACTTGGTCGTTGCCAAGTTCGTATTGTAGGATTACACACCCACGATAAATCCCAACTTCCTACGAATGAGTTGCCATGGGCACTACCTATTCAGCCAATAGGTTCAGCTGCAATGAATGGTATTGGTTACACACCAATTGGACCAGTTGAAGGAACAAGTGTTATTATTATGTTTGCTGACGAAAATCAGCAACAGCCAATTATTTTGGGTACTGTTGGTGGCATCCCACAGTTACCTACTGCGATTGATGATGACGATAACTCTACTGTAATTGGCGAAGATATACCAGCGTCAAAAATAGAGTTAAGAACAATCCCTGGACCAGTTAATGGTAAGCAGTTAACTTTCTACGACAAAGAAACTGGAAGAACAGATTTAACTAAAGACCTAAGAGCCAACATGGGTGTTGTTGGATTCCAGTTACCAGATAATACATTTATTGTAAGTATCGACAGTTCAACTCAAATAACCATTAATAATCAAGTAGCTGGTTACGGTGAAAACATTATTACATTTAAAGAACCACCAACAAATTTAGCAGAAGTCAATGCAAGTAAAGCACAAAATTATTTGACTGATAGTTCTGGTAAACCAGTTACAGCAGGTGATGGAACTCCTATTAGAGTTGGTGAAACTCCAGTTCAACAAACTGATACTAATGTTTCTATCCCAACAAAACCTCCAAAGGGTTCTAGTCCAAATGCGACAAAATCTGAAGAAGGTATCAAAGCACTTATTGCAGCCTGTGATAAGGTTGGTTTAACTACTAAAGAACAGAAGTGCGCATTGTTGGGTATTGCTGGTGGCGAATCTCGTTGGATTCCACAAAATGAAGCGTACAATTATTCAAAGGGTAGAATTAAACAAATCTTCTCTTTCTTGACAGATGAAGAGGCTGATAGATTATCTGATGCTTCTAAAAAGGGTATCACACGTGAACAATTCTTTACTGTCATTTATGGTCCAACTAAACGTGGTAAGAATTTCTTAGGAAACCAGACAGACGCTGATGGTGGAAAATACTACGGACGTGGTTTTATTCAGTTGACTGGTCGTGGTAACTACAAGAAATATCAAGACATGGCTAACAAGCTGGGACTAAACCTAGATCTTGTTAATAATCCAGATTCTCTTGATGCAGATATCAACGTGTCTGCATTAGTTGCTGCTCTTTATATTAAAGATCGTGTACCTTCTTCTGCAAGATCAACAGACCACCCTGGATATTTTTATTCTGCTAAAAAAGCAGTAGGTGTTAACTCACCAGATATCGCAGCAAAGAAGTTAGAGTATTATGAATACTTCTATGGATCTCCATCAGTAGCAACAACTGATAAAGATGCTGCTGCACCACAAGCAAGTCCACCATCAGATGGTTCTTCACCAACTCCTGGACCATCTCAAGAATCTAAAAGACGTGGTTCTGATAATACAGGATTCAGAGATCCAAACAATAAGTACCCACTAAAAGATTATCTAAATGAGCCAGACACTAATCGTTTAGCACGTGGTATCATCACAGGCACTGTTATCGAAAAGAAAGATGCCATGATGAAATATGGAGTGCCTAAAGCATATGATGAAGGATCTTGGGATCAACCGATGAATGGCTATGGCGCAAAATATCCATTTAATAAGGTTTATGAAAGCGAATCTGGTCACGTTCAAGAATGGGATGATACTCCAGGGCATGAGAGACTTCATACTTATCATCGATCAGGAACATTTAGTGAAATCGATGCTAACGGAACTAAAGTCAATTACATTGTTGGTGATAATTTCACTATTATGGAACGTAATGGTTCTATCCATGTAGCAGGTGAGTATAATCTAACTGCTGATGGAAATGCAAATATCTTCTGCAGAACAGATGCAAATATCGAAGTTTCGCAAAACGCTAATGTTCGTATTGGTAACAATGCATCTATTGGAGTTGCGAATGATTTAGATATCGTCACTGGTGGAGATTTTAATATTAGAGCGATAGGTGACTTTAATCTGCAGGCAGCAAATATCAATCAGTTAGCTGACACCGCAATGAAACTTGGATCCAGTGGAACTATGGATATCAATTCTTCTGGTGAAACTAATATGAATTATAGCAAGGGTAACTTTGGTGTTAGTGCAAAGATGCCAGATGGAGTAGATAATTCACCTCCAGATCTAGGTAACCCAATTAACCCAACAATTCCTTATTTGATTCCTCCTGAACGTGAGATTGAAGAAAAGGCTGGCGTTGAAACACCAGAAGATTATGATACTCCAGAAGGACGTAAAAGTTCTAATGACCAAACAATACAAGGTGTGCCAAATACTCCAGCACCTGTAGCAGCAGAAGAGGCTCCACAAGCTACAGGTGGCGCTCAAGCCAAAGAAGTTGCTGCTGATTGTAAGATAATTTACACCACTAAAAACTTCACTAATGATTACACAATATCTAAAAACTTCACTTTAGGTATGCTAATATCACAAGGTGGTGTTACTGGTCCACATAAGTTAGTAGATCAGATGCTGCAACCATCTAAAGACGCTCCACCAAGACTTTATACAGTCCAAGAAATTGTATGTAATCTTGCTATGTCTGCCCAAAATATCTTAGAACCATATCTACAAGAATTACCAAATGGAATAAGTGGATACGGTAAAGTATGGACAATTTCTTCTGGTTATCGTTTAAAGGGTGTTGTGAAAACTGAAAGCCCAACTTCCGATCACTGTAAGGGACATTGTTTTGATATCTGTTTACTCGGTTCGGATTTGAATAACAAAACATATGATTTGGTTCAAAAATTAGAACCATTGGTAAAATATGATCAGATCATTCTAGAATATAGAAATCCATCATCAGTATGGATTCATACTGGCTATAAACAGGATGGAAATCGTAAAATGGCATTCACTATGTTGAATGATGCGACTTATAAACGTGATTCTAAGGGAATTCCTTCTGGTTTTGTTTTAATCCCATCACCTATTCCTCCAAAGAATAAACCACAATGAGTGCGCTAACATATAAGGGTGCTATGAGCGTAGGAGCAGATGGTGGTGCTCCTACTGGTCTGAATACCAAAAATAATTGCACCAAAAGTTATGTGGCAGAGGGTTTAATCGGTGTTGTTGGAGATCAATTTGATGCACATACAGTTGGAAATACTACACACCAAACCAGTCAGCGTGAAATAACATCTGGTGCGTCAAAAACCTTCTTTGAGGGTAAGGCTGCAGCTAGAGTTGGAGATGCGATAGCAGATGGTGATAAAGTAAAAGATGGATCTGCAAAAACGAACGTAGAGTAACCTAAATAAAGAATATGGCAAGAAATACAAGAATCTTTTCAGATCTGGACTTTAACTTCACTGCTCACCCAGTGACGAAGGATCTAACACGTCGTTACGATGAGAATGCGATTAAAACTGCATTAAAGAATCTTCTTTTGACTTCTAACTATGAGCGTCCATTTCATAGTGAAATTGGTAGTCCTATAAGAAGAATGCTTTTTGAACCAGCAACTCCACTTCTTGCAGCATCATTAAAACAAGCAGTTATTAACACTATCAATACTTTTGAACCTAGAGTTGAACTAACTACTGTATCAGTTAATGTCGATCAGGACTCTTACACTGTAGGAATTTCTATTGAGTTTAAAATTATCAATACAACAAGACCAATAACTCTTGATCTAACGCTAGAGAGAACACGATAAAATGGCAAATAAAAGAATTAATGTAACAGAATTAGACTTTGATGGCATCAAAGGTAATCTAAAAAACTTCCTAAAGGGTCAGACAGAATTTCAAGACTATGATTTTGAAGGTTCTGCTATGTCAGTTCTTTTAGATGTTCTCGCTTATAACACTCACTATAATGCGCTTTATAACAATATGGCGATTAATGAGATGTTCTTGGACTCTGCAAGAAAAAGAAACAGTGTTGTATCTATCTCCAAAATGCTTGGATACACTCCAAGATCGGCTACCTGTGCGCAAGCTACAGTTACCATAGTAGTTTCTGGTGGAACATCTTCTCCATCAAACTTAACCCTTCCAGCATATAGCTCGTTCACGTCAAGTATAAATGGAAAAGCATATACTTTTTATACACAAGGTGCCATAACTGTAAACAGAGTTGCCAACACTTATACATTTAGTGATGTTGAATTAATAGAAGGTGTGCCTCTTTCGTATCAGTATAATGTTTCTGCTGGAACACGTTACATTATTCCCAACGTAGGTGTTGACCTCGATACTCTAAAAGTCAGAGTTCAAGAAAATGCTTCTTCCAACGTATATGAAACTTGGGCTAAAGCTGGAGAAATTGTTGACATAGAAAATGATACTAATGCATATTGGACCAAAGAAATTGATGATGGTCTTTATGAATTAACATTCGGAGACGATAATCTCGGTAGAGCATTATCCGAAGG